AAAAAATCTATGAGCAAAATGAACCTGATCTTACTGTTGAAGAAAGAGCCTTTATTTTAGAAAGAATAGGGAAAATGTATCCATCTCCTTTAATAAATGGTCGGGCAAAAGAGATTTTTGAGGAAAAAAAAGAAGAAAATCCAAAAGTAGAGGAAAATTGATAAAGTAAAAATTATTTAACTTATAATAAATTAAGATGCCTTGGTCAGACGTTAGTAATCCATCAACGACTTGGGGAGTAGTCAGTAGCCCATCAACAATATACTCTGATGTAGCTTATTTTTTGAATGGCCGCCCTATCGGACTTTTATTGGTATTAACTTATTTTTTTGCTTCAGCCCCGGCAGTAACTTGGACAGCAATAACTAATCCAACAACAACATGGCAGTAACTTCGATTGCAATTACTCCTGGCTCCGGTGCAAATGTTTCAATAGATAGAATCAGTGGAGTTGATTACCAAAGAATAAAGTTAATTGATCCAACCGTTGATTCAACTACTCCATTAGGGGTTTCTACAATTAGCGGTGATAAAGTTCTCAAAGTTGATGTTGTTCAGAGTGTCAGTACAACGACTCTTGGTAATGTTGGTATTCTAGCGGGTGACAACAACATTGGAAACGTAGATATAGTTACAATGCCCAATGTTACTATCGGTTCAGCTCTTCCTGCTGGCACAAATTTAATCGGGGATGTTGGAATACAAGGAAGAACTACGGGCGGGCTTACGATATTTAGGAGTATTGATTTGGATGAAACTGAGGAAGAAGTTAAAGCAACAGCAGGAACGGTTTATGGAATTTATGCTATCAATACTACGGCTGCTCCTTTATACCTGAAAATATATAATGCAACTGCTGCAAATGTTACTGTAGGCACGACTACGCCTGTTTTGACATTGCCAATTGTTGCCAATGCGGATTCTGACGGAGCGGGAATGGTAATTTCAATAGTTCAAGGAATTGCATTTGGTACAGCTATTACAGCGGCAGTTACGACTGGGGTTGCTGATGCAGACGTGGGAGCACCGTCAGCTAATGCTGCAATAGTCCAGATTTTCTATGCGTAGGATATGCTTAAAAAATGAGCAATTATGGCAGTAACTCTTGATGCAATAAGTTCTGGAAGAAACTCAACGGGAGATATAACAGTTGCCCATACTATTTCTTCTGGCTCAAATCTAATCTTAATTGCCGTTTCTACCGTTCAAGACTCAAATCACGCTAATTTCCCAATTGTGTCTATTAAGTGGAATGGCACAAATCTTACAAAAGTTCGGCATGACGAGCCAGCAGGTAATGTAAGGACTGAAATTTGGTATCTTCTTAATCCTGCGGTAGGTACGTTTAACCTTGTAAAAGACACCACGGGGGCTTTGGGAGAATCAACCCTGGGTGCGGTGTCCCTCTTTGGTGCAGCTCAAACAGCACCAGAGGCAAATAACGGAGCAACAGGTACAAATAGCTCACCCTCGGTAGTTCTGACGACAATAGCGGATTTAGCGTGGAGTTTAACGGTGGCGTGTGCGGAGGCAACATTTACGGCGGTTAATAACAGCCAAACTGTTCTGACTGGGTATCCTCTTACCCAACAATCTTATGAAAATGCTGATGCTGCCCGTAGAGAAATTACGCCAGCAGGAGCAACTACTTTGGGATATTCATTATCGTCAGGTCAACCGTGGGCTATAAGTGCGGTTTCTATTACACCAGCAGTGGCAGCAAATAAAAGAAGATATACTTTACCTCTTTTGAATGTTGGGTAAAAATTAATTGTGATATAATTTAAAAGTGGCTGAAATTGTACCAACAGTTGATGAACTTTCCGATAATGAAGTTGCAATTTTATACAATCATTTATTTTCAGAGATAACTATTCCTGTAAGAATAGCTATTCATGTTACTAATTTACAGAAATGGGTGAAGCGTTTAGTAAGCGCCAGAAATCTGGATAAAGAGCCAAAAGAGAACAAATTGCCACAATAAAAAGGTAATTTAGCCTATTGTGGGAAGAGAAAATCATCGAGAAGTGTTTTGGCATTCTTAAAGTGTCTTTGCCAAAATTGACGAGTTAATAAATTTGATGTTACACTAATATTGAACTTTTCCCGAAGGGAAAAACCCAGGGTTCTGTTTTTACAGAATCCTTTTTTATTGGAGTAGGAGAATAATGTGAACATGGCCGAAATTATTGCAGATATCAGAAGCTATTTGGATGAGGCAACGGCATCGGACTGGACAGCAACAGAAGTTCAAAGAAATATAGTTCAAGGATTCCATGAGGTTGCTGCTGCTGTTATAGAAGTTTATGAAGATTATTACATTACGACATCAACTTCCAGTTTGGTTGGTAGTCAGCAGGAGTATGCCTTACCCTCGGATTTTCTTAAAATACGAAGAGTAGAAATTAATTATGACATGGCTGATGCCAATGCTGTTTTCCAAAGAGCACTCCCTATTAATTTAGACCAAGTTCGTTGGAGATTAAATAATTCTTCTATAGGACCAAGAGTGACGGGTAATCCAGCTTATTATATTACCGGCGATAATATTGGATTTTTACCAGTACCAAATAAAGCAAGTGCCAGTGGATTAAAAATTTGGTACATTAAAGAAATTGCCAGTCCGACTTCTTTTACTTCCAGTGATACTCCAGACATTCCCTACCATAATCGTTTTTGCCCGTTAATTTCTTGGCGGGCTACAGCAAATCTTTTGAGAAAAGGACAACAAGAAAGTTCTGAATCCGATAAGTTTGATATTAAAGTTGAAGCAGGACTGGCCAAAATGAAGCAGTTTTTAGAAGACAGAATTGCAGAAGAAAGTAAATCAATTATAGATACTTCCGGTATGAATCTTGATTTTGGAGCACCAGTATAAATGCCATCGGCTAATCAAGAGATTAAACAGGTTGGGATAAGACTTGATGGAATTATTGAATCGACAGGGACGGCATCCGGATCGACAACATTAGCAAATGGAGAACAGGTGGTTTTTACAATTACTACTTCCAGTGATACTGGAGCAAAAGTATTTGTAGTTGCAGATGTTTCTTTATATGTGGGATCGGTAGCAGTCGCAAATCAATTACCGGGAGGATCAAGTATAGACGAATCACAATGGCAGATTATTGGACCTTGGAGCGATTGGGGAGCAACAAATAATGTAAATCATAAAACTTTGGTTTATGTCAGAAATATTTCGGCAGGATCGGTAACAGTTTTGATAAGGACAATATCAAGAGCAATTTCTAATTCAAGGACACAAGATACATCTGGAACTTAAAATGATAAAAGTATTAACTTTTAATGACGGGAGAATAGCTTTTGCTACTGGCAGGATAGATATACAACTCAACAAACAGAAAGCTATTAGTGTAGAAGAAATCGAATCAACGGATGAAATTGAAAAAGAACTTTTTGAAAGGCCTAAAAACATTAAGTTTGATAAAGATAAAAAGGAATTTTCTTTTATAAAAAAATAATGCAGAATTTGACTGAAATTAAAGAATCAGAGTTCATTGGGATGAATGATAAGTATCCTTCCCATCTGCTCCCTCCCGGGGTTTTCCAATTAGTAGAAAATGCTTTAGTTGCTGATAATAAAATTGCAAAACGCCCTGGCTCCGATAATATTGCCGCTTCCCTGGGAGCATTTTCTATTTTGGGAGTATCTGCTTATGAACCTACAGGCGGTACTAAAAGGATTATTGCTTACCGTAATGGGTCATCAAACGCCCAACTTTACTCTTGGGCCGGTTCCGGCGCTTTTTCCGCTATTGGCTCTGCGAATTTAACGATAGATGCCCCAATGAATTTTGCCCAGGCTTCAAACCGATTATTCGGGTTTAATGGCACGGATGTAGTTGATGTCAATTCTTCCCTTACTGTCACTAAAAACAGAGCAGGTATTCCGCTAGGCAAAATAGGGATTTGGTTTCATAATTATCTTTTTGTAGCCAATACTACAGCTAACCCTTCCAGGCTTGCCTTTTCCGATCTTAATGATCCAATAACTTTTACTGCCGCAAATTTCATTGATATAAATCCTGATGACGGGGACGAAATTACAGGTTTGGCAATTATTAACGATGAACTTTTTATTTTTAAGAAATATACAATTTGGACGATAACCGGATGGTCGGGATCAACTTTCAGTGCAACAACTATTGCCGGACAAAATACTAATTCCAAAATCTATGGTTATGGCTGTGTTTCTCATCAAAGTATTGTAAATACCGGCAGGGACTTATTCTACCTTTCTTTCTTGGGAGGGATACCTTATATTAGAAGTTTTCTCCAAACTACTTTTGCCGAAACAATAGAACAGGGTATTGTTTCTTTTGATATGGAAGGAACTTTAGATGGGGTTAATAAATCTCAATTGTCCAAGTGTGCGGGAGTCTACGATGGAAAGTATATCTATTGGGCTTTACCAAATGGAGCAAGCACTACCAATAATCTGGTTATTGTTTTTGATCCCGAAAAAAGATTTAAAGTTGGTAGAACAATTTATAGAAGTTGGGTAAGATGGGCTGGTATTACACCTTCTCAATATGCAGTTTCTACTATTTCAGGCAGGTCAAAAGTTTATTTTGGAGATGCAACCACAGGCGGTTTTGTTTTTGAACAGGGGACATCAACCTTCGATGATAACGGGACTGCTGTATCAATGGATGTGAGAACTAAGGATTTTATGCTGAGTCCTTCTAAAAAATCTAAATGGAAATATATTTATTTGAAATACGGTACGGGTTTCACTGGTACATTAACGGTCAATACTCGTGCTGAAAAAACCGTAAATTTCACTTTACAGAAGTCGATTTCTCTTGCAGGAACTTCGCCGGGGCTTGGCCCGACAGGAACTTTTACTTTAGGAACATCGGTTCTGGGAGGAGCAGATGTGGCTAAACAAAGAGTAAATTTGGCGGAAGTCACCGGCTCATTATTTGGGATTCGATTTAGAGAAATTACATCAAGTAATTGTGAACTTTTTGATTATTCGGTATTAGGATTTAAGAAAGGCTATAGAGATAGTTAATGATGAATGAAAGGAGGATAATTTGAGTACAATTTCTCGTGCTACAACGTGGGCAGACAACCAAGTATTAAATGCAGCTGATCTTAATGGGGAATTTAACGTAATATTTAATGATTATAACGGCAGTATCACAAATGCCAATATTTCTGCCTCGGCAGCTATCGCCCAATCTAAATTGGCAGGAACTTGGCCCGCTTCGGGCATTATTGTCGGTACAACCGATACTCAGACATTAACAAATAAGACATTAACTTCTCCAACGATTAACACGCCTACAATGACAGGGGCCTATGAGGCTTGGGTTACGGCAACAGACGGAGCGACAGTTACTTTTAACTTAGCATCTGGGAATAAACAAAGAGTAACTTTAGGTGGGAATCGTACTTTGGCTTTGTCCAATGTCCAGAATGGACATATATTTTTAATTAGACTCTTGCAGGATGGTACTGGTAGCAGATTAGTAACTTGGTTCTCTGGAATCTCTTGGGTAGGAGGGACTGTTCCTACTTTAACAACTACAGCAAATAAAGCTGATGTTTTTGGATTAA